GCTCCTTCTGCAAAAGGAACAAGTGTTGAAATGAAAAACTATTGTCGAGAAACAATTAAATATGAAATATATTCATATCAGTTTTTCTATTATATTATAGCAAATATTTTCAAAGGAGGCAAGATATTTATGCTAATTTTCAAAGGAAAACCAACAAAGGATGGAAGATGTTACTATTTTAGAAAATCAAAAGGAAACAAACAATACACATCAAGAAAATATAAAACTCGTGAAGAGTGTCAAAAAGCATTATCTATGTTTGTTTTAAAAAACGATAATCCAATAAATAAAAAATTTGATTTAGTCGCAAATGATTATTTTAAAAACTTAAAAAGAAAACCCTCAACTATTAATTCATATATAAAAGCATACAACACACATATATTGCCCTATTTTGGAAACTCCTATATAAATCGTATAAATACTCAAGATATAGGCAAATGGCAGGAGTATATGCGAAATAAAGTAAAATTATCAAGTAATAAAAAAGAGTGTAAGGACAATTCTAAGTTGTCTGTTGACTATTTAAATAAATGTAATCAAATTATTAAGAATATTTTTGATTATGGAATAAGAAACTATTCTTTGCAAATAAATCCAGTTGCTATGTATGGTCATTTTGAAAAAGAAATTGGTCAAGTAGAGAAAAAAACAAAAAATTATATTACATTTGAAGAATTTAAAAAATTTATATCAGTAATTGATGATCCACTATGGTATGCATATTTTAACTTTCTATTTTATGCAGATACAAGAAAAGGTGAAGCAATGGCACTACATTGGAGTGATGTGGATTTTGATAATAAAAAAATAACCATTAAAGCCACACTACAAGTAGATATTGCTGGTTCCATTTTTGAAACAACTACTAAAACAAATAAAAGTAGAGTTATAATAATGAACGATACACTACACAATGTACTTTTAGATTATAAAAAAGAACAAATGAAATACAAAGATTACAAAGAGTCATGGTATGTTTTTGGAGGCCCTATTCCAATATCTAAAACAACAGCAGATAGAAAAAGAATTAATTATTTCAATTTGGCTGGTGTTGTTCCTATTACTAATCATCAATTTAGGCACTCATTGACAACGATACTTATTCAAGAATATATAAAAAACCAACAAAATAATAATGTAAAAATAGACAAATATGCTTTCTTATCTGCACTAGCCAATAGAAATGGACATACTGTAGAAACTATGATGAAATATTATGCAAATTTGTTTCCTGATACAGAACAAGGTCAAGTTATAGACCTATTAAATAATTTAAAATAGATATAAACTAGATGTCGAACTAGATGTGAAATCGAGGTGATAGTATGAATTGTAAATACTTAAGAAAAAAATCTAAAAAAGGACAATATTATTTCTATTGTTTGTTAAAAAAACAAAATGTATCTCTTACATGTTATCAAAAGTGTAATAGTAAAGAATACAAGATTTATAAACCCATTTCTAAAGTAACAAAAACTCGTTCTAAGAAAGAAAAAGATAGATTTAGTATATTTACACCTAATCTATCTAAATGTATCAAATGTGGCTCAATTTATGGCCATATAGACAAACATGAATTGTTTCCAGGAAGAAATAGATCCAATTCTATTAAATATGGTTTTGTAATACCTTTATGCAGAAAATGTCATAGAGATATTACTAATAACTACGAATACATAAACTATTGGAAAGTAAAAGCACAAACTTATTTTGAAAAGAATATAGACACTAAAGAAGAGTTTATAAAAATTTTTGGTATGGATTATATTTATATGCATAAAAAAAACAAGTAGAGTTAATTCCCTACTTGTTTATGCATTTATTAGATTTTGTGTGTTTATTTTAAGTTTGTCTTTATTGTCTAGTTCTATAACAAGTAGTTCCAATTCATCCATTAAATCCTCATCAATTCTTGCTAGAACATAATAGTTTACTGTAGACTTGTCAAAATAGAATAATTGGTCTGCTTTTATATATCCACTTTTACCATTTTTATATTTTCCAATTATGTCTTCACTAGTTATTTCTAAATTTTCTTCATATTTTAATTTTTTTTGGCGATGTTCTTCACTTTTAAAACTAGACATTACATTTGCTACCAAATCATAATTTAAACCACGAATTTTACCTGGTTCATCTCTTACTACTACAAATGAATGTTGTTTTAACTTTTTTCCATCATCTCCAATGTACTCTTCAACTACAATTATATCTCCAAACTTACACACAAATACTACCTCGCTTTTTTACTTGGCAATTTAACAATTGCCTTTTTTTTCATTTCAGTGACTTCTTTAGACCATTTTATAGGTATAATATCAGATTTTGTTCTCGGTGCTTCTGGTCTTGTTTTATCAAAAAAATCACTCGGAAATTTACTCAACAATTCCATAGTCATCACCCTTCCTTCTATTATTACAAATTTATCATAACATAATTTTGTAATGTTTTCAACTACTACATAATATGTATAAAATTTGTATTAATGTTATATGTATTATACCCAAATACATTATAAAGTCAACAAAAAGGTGTAAAAAAAATGAGTAAAGTATAAAGTTTTACTCATTTTGACAACTCATTAATTTTATTTAATTTTTCATTTAAATTATTTATCGTGTCATTTTGTGTCGAAATTTGTTTATTTAAACTCTCAATAGTGTTAAGACTACTTTCATATAATTTCTTATAATCAGTGACTGGTAGCATCTCTAACCAACTACCATCATCAGCAATCCATTGCCCGTCATCAATTCTATGCCATGTATAGTCTTTTTCTTTGCATACCTCTAAATCATTATAAATGCCTTTATTTTGAACAAAGCCTAAAACACTACTATTTGTACTATGCCCTGTTCTAACTCTCAAATTATCGACTATTACTCTTATCTGAGGTATATTCTCATTTCTTTCTACAACTTGTGTTACTTTTGGTGTTTCTATCTTCTTAAAATTAAGCCCACCATTTTTTATAACATTAATACTGTCATCAATAAAATAACAAGCGGTCGGTTTTTTACCTTTAACTAAATTCCAAGTTCCATCTGGTGATTTCTTCCAACCACTACCGGTTGTTTTGCCGGCACATATTTCAAAATGAACATGCCTTTGTGCACCGCCAACCTTATTCCCTGCTTTAGTACCTTCACTATAAATTACCTCGCCTTGTTTATATACAACACCTTCTTTGATATCATCATATCTATCTTTATGAGCGAATAATATTGTAGCATAATCTATTGTACCATCGGCAAACTCAACTTTATCTATACTTTCAAACCATATTTCACACTCACTTGGATATTTTCTTACTACCTTACCTGTATATGGAGCATATAATTTATCAATAGTCGAATAGTTCTTGCCTTGGTCATCTATTGCTTGGCAATATTTATGTAGATTTTGACCGGGTACACAAGTTATCCACATATTTTTAAGAGGATACATAATTTTTTCCATATTGTTACCCTCTTCCGCCATCGTTGGGTGCAATGTCGTTTGATAAGCCTAATAAATCTTTTAATTTAATTAAATCTTGCATACCATAATAAACAATGCCTGAAATAAATAAAACCTCAATGCCAGACAACAAATTAACTTCTGCGTTATTTATATTTGCAACTACAACATTTGGATTTAAATAACCTGTTAAATACATAAGTGATACACCTATGATTATTCCCAGATATTTTACTAAGCCACTCAATAATTTTTCTTTTTTGAACTCTTGTTTTAGTTTAGCAAGTGTTACTCCTAAAAGCACATTCGCTAACATTGCACTTACTAAACCAATTATTATTTTAATCATAATTATTCCTCCCTCAAAATCATTTCACAATGTTTTTTTGTTAAACTGTTATAACCATTACTTAAATATACGTCACAAGCAGATGTTCTTTCACCAAGAGGAATATTATCATTCCAAATTACACTCTTTAATAACATTTGCTGTGTTGTTTTTAATGTATTTTTTAATTCTTCATTATTATCTTTGTATGTTTGATAAAAACTAAATACAGACCATAGTATACCAATGAAGAACATTATTAAAAGATATTTTTCTTTATATTTTTTTAAGTTTTCCATTTTATCCTCCATTTTTTATGAACCATACACTTTAGTACCACTAATTTGGTCAAGTGTATAACTATTTTTAGTATTACTAGAAAATTCATTATTACTATAAAGATTGTACATTAATGATGCAGATTGTCCCAATTTTATTATTGCACCTCTCCCATAGTAGGATGGTTTAACATAAAAACCAATTTCTCCGTTTCCATCGTCATTAATCAAATATGATGCCATTACCCATGACCCCTCACAATTTCCGCCTATTTTTACAATGCTTACTCCCAATTCTGTTTTTGAACTACCACTATCACACAAAAATGTAAAAATACCAGCCTTGTTTTGGTCTTGAATAATAAAAGTTAATGAGCATCTATGATATGAACCAGTTACTATCCATGTACCTATTCTGATCCATTTGTCATAACAATCTTGAAATTGCTTAGGTGTTGTTTCTACCATATAATATTGCTTATCTATTAATTTATCATTAATATAATTACAACAATATGTATCTGTATCACTTGTACTACTCGTTTTTTTTATTTTTTCATTAATTAGATTCTCTAATCCACTTCCTAATTTTAATTTTTTAGCCATAAATCTTATATTTAAAACTAAATTTATGAGTAATTTATATAACTTTTTCAACACACATGTAACTTGCAGTATTTCCAAACCCCTCATTAAAATAAAAACTATGGTTATATGCTCGAATTGTCAACTTTGCATAATACCTTTTGTTTTTGTCTGGAATTTTAACAATTTTACTTGGTATCGGTGCCGCTCCATAACCACTGCTGTTCGGTTGATACAAACATACTGAACTTACAATCGATTTATCATTTTCATCATATAATGTCAACCAACATTGGACATTACCATTTCCGCAGATAAGACCTGAAAGCCTAACATAATCTGCTGAATGTGCTGGTATTACAATTTTTCCATTTGTTATATCACATTGAAATTCGCCATATTGTTCGCCACTACGATAATCTGTTGGAATAAGTGACTCTCCACTCGCTATATTAATCATGCCGAACGGATACATTTGTGCATATGAATACAATAATTTCTTAGCATCATCCGCAATTCTCAATACCTTACTCATAATTTTTCACCATGAGGGCTATTAGTTATTAAATAAACAACCCCCCCCCATACGTACATAATTTCGCGTTTTTTTCATAGTTTTTTCCTCCTACTTCTATTCATCTACTATTTCTAAAATTGATATATATTCATTATTTACACATATATAAAACGTACCTGCTATCATCACATAATCTTCACCAATTTCAGTTATAGGTATACTTATTGATACTGTTTCTTGTTTTGATGTAACTATTTTATTAGTATCTAAGTTACCTAATGCATCTATAAATTTGAATTGAAAATCATATGATTTATCAGTTAAATAATTTGTACCTAAACTTAAGTTAGTAATTGAGAAATTATTTCCTGTCGGTGTAAGTTCAGTCAACGCACTCCAATCGCCCCATGAGTTCGAACTACTTTCTTTCACTCTCCAAGCAAATTTTAAAATGTTTGTTACTGCCCCAAATGAGTTATTCCAAAATTCGCCGCTGATGTTTGCTTGAACTTCTTTTGACATTTGTTCAACTCTTGAAATGTTCATTGATTTTATTCTAGGTGAAAAGTAGTCTAACCAAGTACCAACATTTACCGAGATTGGATAACCTGCCGATGGTGTTAAATCTCTGCTATCTTTTACATAGAAATAAAATGTTTTTTCACTAATAGCGTCTATACTGCCAGTTTGTGAAGTTATAGATTTATTTCCATTTACAACTTTATATTCTTTTAAAGTTGCACTATTTTTCAAACTAACACTAGAACTTATATTTGCTTTTGTATAGCCTTTTATAAATGAAGTTGTACTATTAGTCAATTGATATGTAATTCCAGATGTACCATCATTTGTTATTGTAGTACTAATTGTTGGCTTACATTGTGTTTCGTTTATACTAGCCCACATCGTTGTTTCTTTACTGCCAACCAATGTTGTACCACTGTAAGTATCACATGTTATTTTAACTTGTACTTGTTTAGCACTAGGTATTTTTGAATAAATACTACTTGGCACTGTCCAATACTTTGTTGAAGAAGTATAATCGGTTGCAATTGTTTCTACAAGCGCATTATTTACATATGCTTTTAAAGTGTGTTTAAATGATGTACTAGCAATGTTTAAAGCAATAGTACTTACACTACCTATCATCGCATCAGTTGCGCTTATTGAAGTTGCACGTGGTATATCAGGAAGTGATATATTCCCACTTGCGCTTACTTTAGTTTTATATACATATCCATCAAAAGAAATACTAGAACTCCATGTTCCATCGGAATTATGAGATTGTTCCCAACTTCCACTCGCTCTAACTTTTTCTTTACCATCAGATTTTATCGCACTTTGTGTATACGTTCCACTTGTTTTCTTAGTACCTCCAAGATATATATTATACGGCAAGGCACTTGCCCAAGACCAAGCATCGTAATTTCCATACGGATTGGCTGCATATTGGCGTATTTCGTAATATATTGTATCTTTGTTTGTAGTTTCATTTCTTCCACCATATTTTAAATACAATCTTAGATAACCCGTCACATTTTTAGTAACTTTTGTACTTGCTTCTAATACTTTTTGAAATTCAGTTGTTAACATTGTCATTATTCATCACCTACTAAATCTTGTAAATCTTCTATTAAATTGTTTAAGTGAAATAATTGAGTTACTTTTTTACTATTTCTTGTGCCTTTAACAATTTTCAAATACCCAATTTGCGCAGTACCTGTTACTATTAGTTTATCTATGCCACTTCCATTGTTATTAAATACTGCTTTTAATTCACTATAATTAAATACTCTTATTCCTTTATTATCTAATTTTGAGTTAGTTACATCATTTTCTTTTGCTACTTCTAAACCATCAGTTTTAAAATTAAAATTCATTGATTGAATTGTACCTGATAGAGTTTGTAAACTAATCTTAAATCCTTCTACATCAAGCGTTGTTTTGTTTACAGTTTCTTTTATTGATTGAGTATTAGAATCAAGTTTATCTATTTGTTGTTGAGTTTGTTCAGTAGTTTGTCTAACTGTATCTTCAATCTTGCCAATTGATTTATCAACTTTTCTTGATAGTTCTACAACTGATTTAGTAACATCCTTTTTCTTATATGACACTTCAGTTGATGTTTCATTTATTTCGCTTGCTGAGATCGTCAATTCGTAATTATCTGAGTCAGATAAATCTCCACCTAACCAAGTTAATTTTTTACTCATTACATAAGAAGTTAATTCATTTCCATAAACATCTTTATATTTAATTTTATCGCCTAATTTTAAAGTTAGTTTATTTTCGATAAATTGGGTTCTCATTGAATAAATAATATAAGAAAAACCATTTATACGATTGTATAATGGAATTATTGTTGTTGCTCTCAAATCAGTTTCACTCGTAGTATCTTGCGGATCAAGTATATAATTACTATCTATTTTAAATTCAACTTTATTTTCAGGTATAGTCAATGGATAATAGTAATCATCACCTGCATCACCACGACTTAAAACAAGAAAATTTACAGATTTTGTTGGATTTTTTTCGGTAGTCAATTCTAGCCAATCTATAACATTATGAATTGTATCGTTAAACCAAGAAAAGTAAAATTTATCTTGCTTATCAGTTATAACAATACTTGCTCCTGCTTGTGCAATTAAAGCAACTACATTTCTATTCGTAATTCCATCATCAAGATATGGTTCTTCCGACAAAGTTAAATCACTGTTTGGAAAATCAGTATTGTCATAAGTAACACCACAATCATTAAATATAGAGTTTCTCCACTCTTTTAACGTGCATGGAAATGTATGTTTTGCGCTATCATAAGGTGTATCAAGTTTATATTTGATATCATAACAACTTAATTCTATAGTTACATTTTCTTGTACTGGTTTCACATCATAAACATAAAAGGACCCATGAGGTGTACTTATCCACGAGCCCTTATATGTACTATAACTATTATTTTCATTTATTAACTGAATTTTTGCTTTACCTAATTCACATATTCCTAAAATATTTCCATCATTATTTACTGTTGTTTCATACTCAAAAGATTGAAGCATTTTATTTTCTATACTAGAATATTCCATTAATTAACATCTCCGTAACCAGAAAATTCAATTGTGAATTTGTCATATACTATATTATCTGTATTGTTATTTTCAGGGATTTTCCAATATTTAGGATTAGGCTTTTTAGCATAAAATTCTCTTGTAACAAATTTATTTAAATATTTTTCAAAGTAGTAAATTTTAACTTTAACTAATTTTAATAATTTTAACATAGGATATATTTGTTGTTGAGTTAATCTTTCATCAATATCTAGTGTTGCAGCAGGTATTTCTGCACATCGAACACGACTTAAATAACCACTCGATTTACCTCTTTCCGCTGTTGCTTCTAGATCATTTAAAGTTGGTCCTTGTGTCCCTTGTGGCAACCACTCCCAAGGAATTTCAAAATAATCAGTATCATCTTTTGGATTTATTATTTTTATTTTGTCCATATTTTTCCTCCCTAAGCAAGCAACAATTGCCTTCCTAATTCCTTTTCTGACAATCTAATGCTGTCTATTACCAATTTTTGGAAATTATTTCCAGTTCCAAATTGTAATACAAATGTTAAGTTTCTTAATACAATCTCTCTTTCACCATTATTTAAATTAGATAATGTTCCTAAAAATTCTTGCATAACCTCTCTATTTGCTTGTTTGATAGTTTCAAGTGGTGCTTCAATATTTGTTCCGTGTTTTTGGTCTCCAAGTATTGCAGCAAATTCTTGTCTTGGTGGTATTACAGTACCTTTTGCTAATCGTGGCAAATTAAATGTTGGCAATGTTCCTATGTTAATTCCAGGTACTTTGTTAATAACTCCAATTAATTTATTTACAGATTTGATTGGAAAATTAAGTATACCTTCTATTGCACCTAATATTCCATTAATTACTGTTCTAAATGCACCAGAAATCGCATTTCCTACTTTTGAACCAATATTTCTAAACAATGTTACAATTTTAGATACAATATTCGAAAAGAATTTTACCACTGAAGAAAACGCAGATTTAATCCAATCCACCGCCGTTTTTAATCCTCCTACAATTCCGTTCCACAACCCAACAAAAAAGTCTGCAATAGGCTTAATTACATGCTCATATATCCAATTCCCGACTTTACTAAGAGTTGATTTTATTGTTTCCCAATTTTTGTATATTGCCAATCCAAGCGCTATTACAACTCCAATAATAGCAGTAATTAGTGCTGGAAAACCGCCAAATATTAAAAATACCCCTGCCGCAATAACTCCTACTCCTAAAAGTATTCTTCCAAAATTTTCCCAGGTTGGGTCTTGTAAATATTTAATAATTCCATCTATCATTATCGCTAATCCACCAACAATTGCAATAATACCTCCTATTACCGCTGCATTTGCGGAAATAAAAGCCATCAGAGGTTTTAAAACACCAGTAACTGCATTTATTTCGTTTATAATTCTTATTAATTTTATCAAACCTATTAATCCTATAACAGTAATTAAAAAACCTTTTACAAATTCTTGGTTTTCAATTATCCAATTTTTAATATTATTTAATGCATTTAATAATCCTTCACTGAATTGTATTTCACCACTATAATTAGGTGTAACATCAGTACTACCTGATGTACTTCCACTAGATGAGTTATCTGATAAAACTTCTAGTTTATCGAAACTTGCAAGAGAACCGCTTGCTTTCTTTCCGCTTTTATTTACATTATCTAATTGTTTTGATAACTTTTTCGCATCTTTTTGTGTATCTTCAATGCTTTTTCCAAACAAACCAGAAACAAATATCGCAATTGTTCCAGTCAGTTTAGAAAGTGCTGTCATTAATGTGTTAATCGCAGGCAAACAAGCATTGTATATTGGTGCAAATGCTGTCATTAGATTTGCTTTTATTCTACCTAAACTATTACTAAAATCAGTATTAGATTTTAGTAAATTAACAAATCCGTTGCGCATATCAGACAATTTATTTCTTATAAGATTTAATATTGCTACAGTTGATATCAGTTTAGTCATCCTAGATTTAAATGAATCTACTTTCTTTCCAAGTTCAACAAAGCCTGCTCCATACTTAGAAATTAATTTTGAATTTAAAGATTTTTGTATTTCATCTTTTAAATGATTTGCTTCTACTTTAGTGTCTTTTAATTTTCCTCTCATAGAATCCATTTGATGAATAGTATCTATATATTCTTTTTGTTTTCCACTCGTTTTCAAAATTCCAGCATCCGCATATGTTTTTAGTTCTTCATATTTTGCCTTAACTTTATCAAGTGCATCTTCTTGTTTTTTTATTGAATCAACTGACTTGTTATATTTATTAATTAAACTTTCTGTATCCTTTTCAAGATTTTTAAAGTCTTTTTGTATTTTTTCATATTTTAATTTTGTATCTACAACTACTTCTCTTTTAACAGCCAGACATATAACACCTCCTTATTTTTATTTTTTATAAAATTCTTCGAAAAATTGTTTTCTTGCTTTTGATTGTTCATGAGGTTTTGAATCTTCTAAATCAATAATATCTTTTATTTTTATGTATTGCTTTTTTTCTTCATCTGTTAACTTACCTTCATTTTTCCTTGTTCTATAATAAGTTATTTCTCCAAACATACAATCCGGATTCATATCCATAAAGAAATCCATAAATTTCCACCAATGAAGGTCTCTTTTTTCTTCTATATCAATATGATGTGTAGAATTAATTCCACTAAAGATATATCCACCATCTTGCTTAAAAGAATAAATTCGCTTATCAGATGTATTTGTAGTAAATTTCTTATCACAATCTATAAATCGTATTGCCTTTTCACAGGCTTCGGCAAAATCATCATCAAGAATATCATCTTTATATAAATTTTTAACCATTATATAAAGCTTTTCATATTGGGTTAAGTCCTCATCTTCAAACGCTATTAAAATATTAATTACTGTTCTATAATCATAATTAATATCATACAAGTTGCCATTTACACGTATTTTTTTAGGCAAATTAGTTGTCAATATATTACTCATTCTAACACATCAAATTCTTCTAATTTATTGCTTTTAATATACTTGTTTACATTTTTTTGTCTTGCTTCTTTAACATATGGCATAACAAATTCTAATAGTGGCATTAATAATTCAATATCTTGTGTACCACCAGTAAAAATTTCAATTGTTTCTTTTCCAAAAACCTCATTTAAGTTTGCGAATATTCTATCTATCAAATCAGTTTCGATGTTGATTCCTTTACAAATTTTCTCTATATCAGATTGTACATTTTCAAAATCCTCTATTGTTTCTATTCTCTTGTTAGATAAATCTGCTACATTTCCAATAGTCTTAATTTTATTCATAGAATTTGTGGCATCAGTGATAATTTGTGATAACTTATACATTATTCTACTATCACTTGGATTAAACTTTAATTCTCCAATTTTCATACCTTTTTCATCTATGATATCTTCAACTACAAACTTATTTTTTACTATTAAACTCATAATTTTCCTCCTATAAAAATTAAAAATAAAGAGGGCTTAAATGCCCCCTTCTATGCTTCTGTTGTTGCTGTAAATGTTTTTGTTGTGGCATTAAATGTTCCGTGCGTTTTGTTACCTTTCCAGTTTAAAGTTATAGGTGCATTGATTTTTGTTGTATCTCCACCCCAACTCTTCAAATCAACTACTGCATCTTCAGTAAATGCACCATAAGAACCATCAGTTTGTTTATCACCTAAAGTAACTTCCATACATTGTAATTTTGCTTTATCTCCAACTAAACCATATTTAAAGATCATATATAATATTTTTGATAAAGTATCATTACCACGGATAGCGATAGGATCTATTTCTGTTGTATCAGCACCTTTTGTATGGTCGATTTTATTCTTACCAAGAACATTTTTCTTTGATTCTATTTCATTGTTCATTTCACGAGTAATTTCATCGTTATCCTCGCCAAATGGGACCCATGAAGGTGTTTCGCCATAAACAATTCCACTCTCATCACACGAAGTGATATTTGCATTGAACATTGTTATATGGTCTTCACGATTAAATTGATTATTACCATCTAATAAACTTAATGACATATACTATCTTTCCTCCTTGTCATATAATAATTTACAATTCATTTGATATCTTGCTATTGTGTTAGTTCTATCAGTTCCATATAAAAAACCTCCTGTAATTACTTCTAGTGATGTTGGTATCTCATTATCGTTTAATTCAGGATATATTCTTTTTTTATTGTTTTGATATACCCACTCAGCAATTTTTTCAAACAAATGCAAATTTTCAATATTTTGAGTATCTTTTAAAGGATTAAAAAAAGCACGACTTGCAATTACAAATTGACATTGTCTGTGCGTTTTCGTACCTATTACATTTTCCCCTAATATTATAGGTGCCTCGTTTTGTTCTATTGACCAATACTCACAGTCTTTAGATTCAATATTTAAGTAATCAACATTAATTTTTGCGAGTTCACTTAAATGTGGGCACGTTTTAAAATATTCTTTTATACAATCAATTATTGCTTTATTCTCACTCACGACTTATCACCACCTATTGTTTTTGAAATACCTTTTAATAAATCTTCAATTTCTGCATTAATCATCCTATCAAACCAATGAGAACCTTTTAATCCGCCTCCATGATAGATTAAATCTCTATCATTTGGGTCCATTATCTTGGCAGTATTAGGTCTACTCCAGTAACCATAATCAGGCGCAAAAAAAGCACCTTTTTGCGTTATAGGATCAACCATTAATTTGCCTTCATAAAGATAATTTGCATCAGGACTATTCCATATAACTTTGCCGCTTCCTATGTCAGTAGCAATTTTACCGGAATCATGAATATGTTTTCCAGGTTCATATGGCTTTGAGTGATTTAATACAAAACTATCAATATACTTTTGTACTCTTCCTCTTTCGTTTAATCCTAATGATTTTATTAAATCATCAATTGGCAAATCCAATTTCGCCTTGATAATCAATCTGTTACCTCTATGTTTTGTAAATCTAAAGACCCATATCGGTTGTCTGAAATAGTTTTAATTAAAAAATAATCAACATTTGTTTTGGTTACATCTATTAATTCCTTTATCTCTTTAAATTCACCTATGACAATTAAATCATTGTTTTTTAGAGTAAAATTATTAGTTTTATCGCTTAATTTATTATACTCATCAATAGTTAAGTAATCATTTAATGCATTTTCCGAAAAAATAACTCTATGTGCAGAAGTATATTTTTCACCTTTTCCCTCTTGTGAAATTATTTTATCAGTATGCGCAAATACATTATGTACAACTTTTCTATTATATATATCGTTTACAAGATTAAATATAGTAATTGTATGTGGAAACATATTAACCTCTAAACATTAAGCCAGTATTCGATATATATGTATAACATATACGATAACACTCTTTGTTTAACTCTTCTTTTGTTAATATTCTTTGAGATTTAAGATTTGATTTGTTAACATATGATTTAGAATGAGGTCCTACAGTTTCACTTGCTACTTCCTTAGTATCATCTTCTATTTTATTAACAAGCATTTCTTGATTATATATCAATTCGGCAACTTCACATACTGCATTTTTAATACTTTCAGTTATATTATCATCAGTAATTCTATTAGAAGTGAATAAATTAATTTGTGAACTTGATTTTGTAGAATATTTATCAAATGAAGATTCAGGTATGCTAGAACCTCCATAAATTTTAGAATAATAATTATAATCTATTAATTTAGTCAGCATACCTTACACCTCCTACTTAGATTCTTTATCAGATTCTTTTTTATTTTTCTTATCAAGTGCTTCAGTTAGTTCAACTATCTTTGCATTTAATTCAACATTTGTTTCAGTTAATATATCTCTTTCCTCAGATAATTTAACATTTGCTTCAGTTAGTTCAACTATCTTTGCATTTAATTCGTTTGTAATTTTCTTCACTTCTTCTTGTGAATATGAAATTACAGGGATTTTTTTGTTTCCTATGATTTTTCCCATATTTTCACCTACTTATGAGATACTGCTATTCCAGCACGTTTGTTTTCATATGCATCATTTAATCCATAAATTCTATATAACATCCTATAGAAATCTCCATTATCATCAGATTCTGGAGTAAAGATTTTCATTTTAGCATGTTTTGTGTATTGTAACATCGCTGGTTTATGAATAATCATAAAGTTAATATCTCTGCTTCCAATTTTAGTCATTTCATAGTAATTTCCTATGTTAGAAACATTAGGAGTTTCAACTTTTGTATAAGTAGTACCTGATTTTGTATAGTAAGTTTTACCAGCTGTAAGTGATGTATCAGCAGTTTTTTCAAAAGTATCAGCAACTTTCTTGTAACCACCAATTCTTTCGCCATCTAAATCCTTACCACTTCTTAACTCAATTTTTGTTAAAAATCTATTTTGTGGCACTTTCTTTACTTGAGCGAACTTCTTCAAAATGTCATTATTTGTTGTTCTTGATACAAATTCTGCCATAGATAATAGTGTTGGACTAATTCTTAGATATCTTCCTTCTTCAGGAACTTCATCATTATCTAATTGTGTCATTGCATCTTCTAGTGCTTTTAAAACCTCATCACCTGTTTTATATTCAACACCATTTGCAGCAACATCTGTAATGTTATCTAATGCAGCATATGTTGCATATCTAACTGCATCTACTTCAGGAACAACTTTTGTTCTTAGAAATTCGCTTGACATATTAGCCATGATAACTCCGCCTGTTTCCTCATTATCAATAGTGTCAGTTTTTAACTTTCTACCACGTTCGTAATTAAATTTGACTGTTTCATTAGTTAGAGTAACATCTCCGTCTAAATAACCACTATTACGATCATAATCACCTAAACCATCCATTTCTAATTTAGGTACAATAATTTCATTAGCGTTTGCACCAGCCTTGACTAAATCACCATTTATATCAAAATCTGATGTTGTACTTGCTGCCTTATAAACTTTATCTAAAAGTTCTGGGGCATTTTTTTTAAATAATTCAATACTATTCATTTTTTATTCCTCCAATTTTTTTATTTTTTTTCATCTAGTCCCATAGCATGTAGAATTTTATCCATAGAACTATCATTTGTTGGCGCTGTTGGGCTAGTTGTAAATTTAGGATTTGCAACATCGCTAAGGAAAGCACCACTATCCTTTTCCTTTAAGTCTTTAAGCCACTCATTAGCACCTAAAAATTTCTTAGTTTCTTCATCGTACTTAAAGTCTTTTTCATTAAATTGCGCTATTACTCCTGCCTTTGCACTTTCACTTGCAAATTTAATGTCATTAAAAAAAGCATTAGTTCTTTCATTTCTAATACTCTTTTCTTTTTCTGCTTTTTGGTTGGCTTCCATTTCTTCATATTTTGTTTTCCAATCATCTGCAGATTTTTTGATACTATCAATATCCATATCTTTATAAGATTGAATTTCTTTGTTAGCATCTTCAACTTGTGTTTTTAGATTATCTCTTTCCTCTCTAAGTCCTTGAGTGGTTTTACCATACTCAGCCATTATAGTATCAATGGTTTCCTTATTAAGTTCTAATCCTTCTAAAAATTCACGTTTCATATTTTTCCTCCTTCGTATTTTTTACATGGTCACGTCCATGTGTGAATTAAAATATTTTCTAGTCTTATCGTTGCTATGACACACGAAAAAAGCCGACATAGTCGACTTAAAGTGCCTTTGTAGGAATTGCACCTACTTAAACTATTAAGGCATATAAAAAGCACTCTATTTCTAAGTGCTTCTTTGTATTTCTTTTGCTTTTTTCCTTAATTCTTCATAATCTATTGAATTTATTTCACCTTTTGCAAATTGTTCTTCTGCTTCTTCTACAAGTTCTTTTAATACTCCTGTAAGAGGTTCCATCATTTCCATAACAACAGGTTCATATAATCTATTTTTTTCTTTTCCTTTCGGAATACCATTAAATTTCATTATAATTCCTCCATATCTACGAATAGTTTACCATTCACATAATATTTTTTCAATATTTTAAAACTTGTATTTCTTTTAAGTAATAATTCTTGCTCATTTTTATTTATCATACTTATATCCTTAGCAGTTTTACACCTCATTATAAGTCTAATGTTATCCTTTTCATCATAAATATCCTTAGACATAGAAATAAAAGATTTGAATTTAACCTTTTCATTAGGGCTAGATAAGGATTTAATAAATTCATTATAATTATCTTCATTGTTAAAAAACAAAGAACGATTAAATGTACCTTTAGTATTTGGAATTTTATCTAATACACTATCTATATTTTTAACAATGTTTCTTAATCTATCATCTAGTGGATAATCGTTTCTTAAGGCATCATTTATCATGTATGAATTAGAACCGATATATGTATTTAATGCGTGCTTTTCATCTTTTGTTATATTATTAATCCAATTATAATTTTTCTCAATATATTCCCTACTGTAATCTCTTGTAAGATTATTATCTTCTAGCCATTTATTAAAATCCTCGCTAGTAGATTTTATTTTTTTATTTATCTTTGTTACATTTTCTTTGTCATCGGTTTCTTTAGCAATTAATCTTTCTCTTTTTAACGCTCTCATTTTTCTTTCATAACTTCTTTGCTTTTGCAACAACTCATATTTTTCTTTATTTTCTATTTCATCTATTCTATTGGGGATTTTTTCCCACTCCCAGGTTGGTTGCATATGGTGATAACAATTTATACCTTTAAGTCCTAACATCTCACCATAGCCCGTTTTTTCATATAAATTCGGGTATTCTTTGCTAGAACCTTCTATCATATATTTTTTCCCTTGCCACTCTGCATGCGCTTCATAGTCATTTTTCATGTATTTTGTTCTTACTCTTGCACCCAAGTGTTGATCAACATACATTAGGTTTGTTCCAAGTTCTTTTGCCTCTTGAATTTCTTTATCCCCAACTAATTTATTAACTCTTGCAACAACATCTCTTCTTATTGCTGATTCTATTGATAGGCTTAAACCATTTTCATAATTGACTGTCTTTATTCCTTGTACAGCAAACTCTTTTAAGGCATTTCTTATACTTTCACTATATGTGTATATGCCACTTGCAGTTTCGACATATGCTTTATTAATAATATTTCTATATGCCATATTGGAACCTTCTATTGCTTTTGTATTGATTAAATCCATAATAGTTGTACAATCAGTTAATGCTTCTGACATTAAGGATTTGATTGAAGAACTATTATACAAATTCATTGGGTTTACTTCAATTAAACCTTTATCATAATAAGATTTTAACTTATCAAGATTATCAACTTTAAATCCAACATTTTCTATAATCTTTTCAAGTTCTTTCTGAATAGCATTTTTATCTTTCAATATTACTTTTAGATTTTCTTTCTCAAGTGCTTTTAATTCAGTAAGTTTTTCCAAATACCAGTTCAGTGAACCTTGCACGTTGTCATATTTAACAAGTTTATTTAAAATGTTTTTTATGATATCAAGTTCTATTTCATCGTATATTTGAATTAATGGTTTTAATAATTTATCAAAATCATATTTCTTCATTATTCTTCTTCAGGGTCCTTATCTTCTTCTACTTTTGTAAGTTTTCTATATTTTTGTTGTCTTTTTACATATTCAATTGCTTCTTTTTCTTTCATATTCTTTGTATCCATCACATATTGAACATCGCTTGTAATATCATTATTTCTCTCAATTAATGCCTGATTTCTAGCACTTTCCTTATCTACTAAAATACTATCATCCCAGTCGTGTTCAACAGAATAATCATTTTTTACAGGAATGCCATATAATTTGCACAAAACATAAATACCATATATTAAATCATCAAATGCTTGTTGCATTGCATCTTGTATATCTGATACTGTAACATAGTATTCTTGTTTAGAAGACTTTATTTCGGTAGCAGTTTTAGCAATATCATTTAATTTTGATAATGTTCCAAAGGCAATATTCATTTGACTTTCTGATTGTCTCAAATATTCATTTAATCCATTAAATAGTGAACTATCTCTTATTTCTGGGCTAAATACATTGTATGTTTTATCTTTTGTTTCATCAAAATTTAATTTTCTAAACAACCTTTTCTTACGTTCGGGCATTTTGGCACTACCATTGTCTACACTGGATAGCAATGACACATCTGCATCAATCGCTAATTCAGTACCTTCGTATTCCCACAATGTTCTTGAAAATTGTTTATCAATTTCTTCTAGTGTTTCAATAGCACCATACCAAAGCGGAACACCACAAGGAAAAGAATTATCTATTGTGTTAGTATTCTTCATACTAGCAAACCCTCCAATAATTCTATCAACACCTTCTATATTTACAACTGGTTCAATATCTTTCCACTTATCAACTTCACTTAATTCAATTCTTTTTTGTAAAATAACACTATCTTTTCTACCAACATAGCAAATGTTTTTAATAATTACTTTATTATCTTTTATCTCTTGATATTCTAATCTTGTGTAAACATCATTGCCTTTCGTTATTTGGTCAATTGTTATTAATCCTAATAAGTTTCCATCATCATCAAATTTGACTGGAATAAACTTGTCTGCTTGAATAACACCTATTTTTATATCGCCATTAGAATAATAAGGTTTAAAAAATATACATGACTTTCCTATCATGTACTCTGTATTTCTTCTCTTATTTCTTAAGAAGTTTTGATATATAGTATTTATATATGGCTCACTACATAAACTTTTATATTCGATAGTAACTGCTTTTGCGACCTTTTCACATGCTGTTTTGGCAACATGCAATGATTTGGTATTATCATCTATCCAAGGCTCATGCCCATTATATATATTAGAAAATTTTTGAAATGCATCTAATATATCTCTTGATGTATCTATATCTAAATCAAAATCTTTAGCAATCTTGTTATAATCAAACATTCTATTCCACCATCCTTTTATTTTGTCTATTATTTTATTCATCATCTTTATCACCTTCAATCATCGGAAGTATAATTTTAATAAATTTCCAAACTCCCATTATTAAATATCTAAATGCATCTTCACAATGGTCATTTTGTTTTACAGGTACTTCTTTTCCTTTGTCTAGCAAATCTTTATCATAACTATACATAAACATTTCTTGTATTAAATGTTCTTGTTTAGGCGAAATAAAAACTCTCATATAAGAGAGCATTTTTTGTACTCTTGATATACCAAGAGCAACATCGTTTTTTGCATCTTTAATAATCACATCAGGACATATTCTTCTTATTTCTTCTTGTAATCCTTTTGCTGATGGGTCTATAAATACGTATAAGACTTTTAAGCCACTCTCTTTTTCGATTTTCTCTTTAAATGATTTAAAATCTTGCGCATACTCACTTGGTGACCTTTGTTTTCCTGTATCTCTACCTGAATAATAATATTCATCAACACCACGTATACATTTGTCTTTATAATCAATACCGAATGCCTGATATGTTGTTGCATTCATTTGTCCATAGTCACAACCAATAAACAAATTTTTCATATTTTTGAAATTATCTTCAGTACACTCTTTAACATGTTTTTCCTCACTGAACATATAATAAATTAATTCATCTATTCCAATACATAAACCCAACCACAACCATTTATACATTTTTGGATCAAGTTTTTCTAATATTCTTGCAGATTCGATTAATTTTTTTCCTAGCCAACTTTCTGGAACATCTCTATAGTCAGTGTGTACATGTATACAATCTTCCCTTAACTTCATCTTATTGAGCCACCCCATAATAGGCGCTTTTGGATTTTTAGGGGGATTAAAATAATATTCCATCACAAACTCTTCATCATTACCACGAATAAATGTTGCTTCTATATTTTGTAGTTCATCCTCACCATCACCTTTATCAAAAAACTCAGTTAATTCATCCAGTACAACTAAAACAATAGGTTTGTCTTCATCTATCATACCTTTTGTATCATCTATACTATCATTACCTGTAAAATAAATAGTATTACCAGTTGGCAAGTATGTGATTTGCATAGGACTTACTGTTATTTTGAAATTCTTTAAAGGCAATTTTAATCTTTTGATTGCTCTTTTGCACTCGTTAAATACTGTCTTCTTCAACTTATTATGAAATTTACGCATAACAACTACAGAACCTGGTTTATTTTGTATTATTCTATATATTTCTCTTATGCCACCACGAGATGACTTCGTTCCAGCACGACCACTAGTATATATTTGATGAGTATGTTTTATATCGTTGAAATTTTGCCAATACTTTGGAATTATCAAATCTCTTATCTTAACAATGTTATTTTGGCAAATCATTTATAATAGTTACTCCAGTATCATCAGAACTATTTTGTTTTCTTAATTCTTTTATTTTTAATTCTTTGTCTATGATTATTCCATATGCACTAGCAACATCCTTTATATTAGTAAAACTATCCAAGTTTTCCGCTTTTTCTTCTATTGCTTTTAATAACTTATCAACAATTAACTTTTTTCTTTCTTTGAGCGAATCCATGTATTCAAGTACATCTTGAGTATTTTCTTCTTTTTTTTGTTCAAGTTTTTTCAAACAATCTTCATCTGTCTTAACTATTTTTCTAACAGTTGTATCAGATATCTTGTGCTTTCTTGCAACTTCCGAATAATTATTACAGTCTACATAATCAGCAATTATTTGTTTCTTTTGTTTATCAGTTAATTTTGTCTTTCTTACTTTAGACACATTAACCACCTTGTTAAACTTCTTTTGTTATAAAACGTTTCTTTTATTGTCTCTTGCTCAGCATCTTCTAACTCATAATAACTAACCGAATATGTTCTACTTATTTTTTCTTCTTTTGCAACTGTTATCTCAACTATTGTAATTTTATATTTTTTTGATAATTTTAAAAGTGATATATTTATAAATTTATTTAAATTCATAACCTATCACCTTCCTATTTCTCATCTTTTTCTTTTTTAAATAATTTCACTATTCCTTTTTTTGATAATTCAACATATCTTTCTTTAGATATAGAATATTTATAACCTGGTTGTAATAATCCTAATTGCTTATTTTCTTTATCTTTAAAGTTTGAAATTTGAACTTCTACTTCTACCATATTCTCACTCCTTTCATATATTTGGTTGTGGGAAAAGGAATTGAACCTTTTTCTTTGGCATCTGAAACCAACATGTTACCTTTACACCATCCCACTTATTTCTTCAATGTCTATTTCTATTCTAGGTTTTCTCTTATCTATTTTACCTATTATTTGGATTTATACCTATTGTTTGTAACACAACCGCTTTTGTATATTCTTTTTTATCTTTTTCATACATCCAACAACTATTTGTTTTACCTATATATTTATTTATTGTTGGCGGTATTGTATTTAATACTATTTTCATCTAATATTGTATTTTCTAGGTTGCCTTGTTGCTTTTGATTTTTCTGGAAGTACAGGTTTTCGTTCTTCCGTTTCGTTTGCAACAATAAATGTTGCTATTGCCAATAAACCAGTTATCAGTAAAACTATTATCGATAATATCGTATTCATTTAATATCACCCCTTTAAAGACACTGCTTATCCCACCGACTAGCATTTCTTGTGTCTTTCCTAATCGCACGCCATTTTTCAGGTACAATCCCGTTTTTATATTAAAAAAAACAACCTATTCAAGATTGTCTTCTCATATCAGAAAGAAGGTAACGCAATTAAAATCAAGCATTACAGTGTTTGTGCCTATTCTAAACACTATACTAATGACATTGTAAACTACTTTACTTATATTCATAATTGGAGTAATCAATATCATCAGTATACTACCTACAAAGGTTAGTGAACTTATGGCAAACAAGTGCTTCAATAGCACTGTACTAATGATATAAAGGTTTCTAAATTAAACATTACGCTTAGTTTAATTCGTTGCGTTAGGTCAAGTGCCTCCATCAACCTTTAACTCGACGTGGTTATTTATATATCATCAGTACACTACTATCAAAGTAGTGCTCATTAAAAATTTAGAAAGGGGCATTAATGAGATTTCTATATAGTTATCTCATTATACATATAATAACATCTAAAAACGGACATTTCCGGACATCATGCATTTTCTTTGTAAATTCTTCTTGCTTGTCTCTCGGAATATGATGTTATTCTTGATATTTTCTCCCAACTATATTTTTCTTCTTCTCTTAAATAAGTTATAAATGCTTTTGAATCAGCATTACATATGTTCTTTATTTTTTTGTTTAATCGTTTTTCGTATACTAATAGCGAATCTACTAATTCAGTAATTTTACTATCATATTTTTCAGACTTAATCATGTAGTGTGTAAATTTGTCAAAAACAAACTTCCCATTTACACGTTCGTTTTCATAACTTGTCCCTTGTGGCTGTGTTTTTGTAAATTCTATTTGTTTTAATTTCAAATATAATTCTAAATCATCTTCTATTTCTTTGATTTTATATTTTAATTCTTTAATAGTAATTAGTTCTTTATCTTCCACTTTTTTATCCTCCTAGTAAGTAAATTAGTTTATTTACTTTTGATATCATGATATCACTTTTATTTGTGAACATCTTTTCATTTCTGCTACTCTTTTCACCGCTTTGCTTCTTGTTAATGATTGCATCTTTTTATATTTTTTTATCATATTCTTAAAGTCTTTTACTTCATTATGTGAAAAACTTTCTCTTATTTCTTCGATTGTACTTATTCCATTTTCAAACATTTCAGTTATAAAGAAGTGTATCATCTCTAAAATTATTTTATCTTTTGATTTCAATTTAAACCCTCCTAACCATTTTTAAGTTTTAATAACTCCCACTTTTGCAAGAATTTATCTTGTTCTTTAGTCGTTATCTCATTGTTCTTTGTTCTTTTTTGAACTACTGTATTATCTCTAACTTCTACTGTAACTAATGATTTATTTAGATCTGATAGTTTTCTCATAAAGTATATATAACACTCGCCTTCAACTATTCTTTCGGCATAAGTTCTTACACAATTATTTTGTTGTTTCGATTCTTCAACTAAATCTTCGTACGATTTTGCCGGAAATATTACATATTTATTATCTTGATATTCACTTGATTTTATGTTTTTAGCGATTTTAAATATTTTCTTAGATATTATTTTATTTTTACTTATGTTATATTGTTCTAATATTTTATCATGTGCCTCTTTTATGTTTTTTGGATATGCGATTTGCTTATCTTTCAAATCCATACCTAAAGTTTTAGCCATTTTCAAATAATCATAATATTCATTTGTATTATTTGTATTTAAGTTTTTTATTTTAATTGCTTTTTGTAAATCAATGTATTTAGATAAGTCTTTATAATTGTGTAATTTAACTATTTTCTTTATATCTTCTATATTTCTATCCTTTATCATTGATAAGATCTCTAATTCATCTAATGTTAAATTATTTTCTACAATAAACGGGAAATAATCTTTTGATAGTCCATAAAACCTGTCCTGAAATGTCCTCTTTTTTTGAAATGTTTTAGGGTTTAATGCTAGATTATACATTTCCATCTTTGTTAGTAACTCTACACTCGGATTATAACATTTTAACAAATAAATCAAATCACAATAATCAACATGTTCTAATAATGTCCACATTTGACTATATTTATATTTTTCTATGATTCCAATTATATTCTTGATGTTGTATGGATAATATATAAACTCATCCATATAATTTAATGGATTATAATACGATGAATACCTCCATTTATAATCAAAAGTTGTATTATTCTTTCTTATCCATGTCCCAGATGGAGTACTTACACAATTTTCATTTACAATTCTTTCTATCTTCATAAATGCATCATCATAAATTGTTCTTCCAAATTCGCATATTTCACTATTCAAATTACCATTGTTATATTCAGTTTTTAATTGAAATACTCTCTCAATATAATAATTTTTATATCTATCAAATATACATAAGTAATCTTTAAATGAATATGTCTTAATTCTTGCCGATTTAACTAATAATTCTCTTTTACAGCAATTACACTTGCAATACGAATTAATGCCATAATCGGCTCTAAATGTGGTTTTACAATGTGTACAATAGCAGTCGTTCTTTGATTTTAAAATTAAATTGTGATTTTTACTTTTTTCTTTTACAAATTCTTGCCATTTTTCGGGTATTGTAAGATTTTCATCTAATTCTTTAAATAATTTTCTATCTTTTACTTTAATATACATATTACATATCAAACAAAGTTAATTGTCCCTCTGATACCCACTCTTCTTTTTTGCCCGGTTTTTGTTTATTTAGTCCACTCATAACCGGACTATTAGTATCATTTTCTTCTTTCTCTGTTTTTTTACTATCTAAGTTCAGATTAGAATTAGATTCATCCCAATAATGAATTGCCCACCCGAACACCATCTCATCAGTTGCATATGCAACACTGCCACCACTTATAGATACTTTTTTTAGTTTTTCATTTGCTTCTCTCATTATGAATTTTATCATTTGAGATAAACTCTTTTCTTCATTTAAGTATTTATCGTTCATATCTGTTCTTGATAATAAATAATCAATAATTGATTTTAATTGTTCATCTTTTATATCAGATGATAATATTTTTATTCTTTCTATTCCTTTCATTTAATCAGCCTCATTTTCATAATTTTTATTGTATTCATCAATAATCTTCTGCTTTGTTTCTACTAAATTTTTATTATTTTCAATTTCGTATGCAATTTCAAAATTATTGTCATTGTGGTCATCAATTCCTAATGGTGTATCACAATAACTAATGTCGCTCATGTTTTTTTCTTTACTGCACCAGTTATGTTCTTTATAGAAATGATTAAGGTCGTTACATATATCCCCGTTAGATAAATAATAGCCATTGCCCATTGTTTTTCCTATAAAAAATATCTCACCACATTGTTTACATCTTATAAACATTCTATTATTTGCCATAATTATTCCTCCTCATTTTCATTATTCTTCCACCTTAAAAGCCATTTGTTCCATTTGCTCGTGTGTTACTATTGTTTCTATTTCATTTTCAAATATTTCACCATCTTTTGTAAAAATATGTTGATTATCTAATATTTCATTTCCACAAATATCTTCAAGTATAACATTTATTATTTTTTTACCATTAACGTAATCTTCAACTTCCAAAATATTAATTATGTTATAACTGGCTTTAACTATATCTTCTATATTTGCAAAAGTTCCGTTGCTTAAAGGAATACATAATAATTTTCCCATATTTGTTGTATTATAATATTTGTATTGAGATATATAACCATCTTTGGTTCTAACAAATTGTCCAACTTCTAATTTCATTATTTGCCTCCTAAATATGCAAAATACTATTAATAATATCTTTTAACCATTTATTTTCTTTTTCATATTTACTTAAATCATTTTCTAAATTATTAATTCTATTTTCATAACACTTTCCTTGTTCTTCCAATTGCATATTTAAATATCTATTTTCAGCCTCTTTTTGTTTATACATTTCTTCATAATTACAAGATACTTTATTTTCTTTCATTATTTATCATCTCCTAAAACAACGGTTTACCAATGTATTCTATATGAAAATAATTAGCAAAATACATATCAATTATAGTTATGACATCATCAATTTTTATGCCATAAAATTCTTTAAACTTTGTTATTTCTTCAACTAATTCTTTTGCTTTCTTCTTTTCTCTAATAGACACTACTTTTCCATTCTCATAAACAATATTAACTTTTATTAATCCATAAAATTTAATATTAAAATCTTTACTATAATCTTTTTCAAATGTTACTTTTATCATCATTTATCATCTCCTATATTTAAAATTCTATCTCTTTGCATACTTCTTAGCATTGATGATAATATTACTTCTTTATCTGCTTTTAAATCTTGTTTTTTAGCCGATTTAATACAATATAATTCTTTCATACCATCAATAGGTTCAACATATATTTTCTTATTTGTTACACCATACATATTTGTCATTAATTCTTCTTTATGTTCTAATCTATCAATAGCAACATATACACCTATGCCATAAGGTATTTCGTTTTGTACATTTTCATATAGACTATATGGCATTACAAAATAATTTTTATTGCCGAAGAAAGATAATTTATTTTTACTATGAAAATCTGCAACTGATTGTTTTATTTCATAACAATTTACTTCTCTTTGACAGTTATACATAACACAATCTACTATTTCAGAACCAGACCAACCTAAAGTACATTCAAACACATAAAAGTCGTTTCTATCATTAAATTTACTTGCTAATAATTTTTCTAAATCTTTAGTTCTTTGAGTTTTCATCTGATACTCCTATTATACTTTTGTATTTTTGTAAACAGTGTTTTAATGGTACAACATTTCTTGTAAATGAAGTTATAGTTGTTGCTTTTTCCCTTTTCTTTTGAATTTCATCTTCTAAATACTTTATAAACTCTTTTTGTTGAGTTTCTTTATCTTTTATTGCTTTATTATAACCAGTTGTATATGGTAAACAAGTATTGTATAATCCCTTATTTACTTGTTCTTTATATTCTTCAAGTTGTTTCTTTAATTTATTTTTCTCTGCCATAGTAGTTTCATAATCTGCTACTGCATTTTCATATTTTTTCTTTAACTCTTGATTTTCTTTTATTAATAAATCAATACATCTAGCATTTTCACCATAACAATTACCTAAAAAATTAATTCCTCCATCTTTTATTATTGCAACAGTTAAGCCAATCCCATCTTCTCCATTTTCATCTACACCTATCGTGTATTTATCAATGTCGTAAGTATATTCTTTATCATTCATTTACTCACCACTCTCTACTTTCTCTACTATTTCAAAGTCTAAATGATTACCAATTATTTTAGTGCAATAACAATCATAATATTTTAGTGGTAATGTTGCTTTAGTAATTCCCAAAATTGTACTTCTTTTCCATATAATCATTCCTTCTGGCAATTCACTTATTTTTATTTTATTCATTACTATCACTTCCTCTATTTAGCAATTCTATTTCTCTATTTTTTACTTCATAATCAGTTGTTGTTATATCACTTGCTTTATTTATTATTTTTAATTCTTTATCTGTTAATTTATAATTTTTTTCCATTTCAACACTTGTTCCTTATTCTTCATCATCAAGTAACTTTAAATAAAATTCCAATATTTCTTTTAAGTTTTCTTCTTTGTATTTTACTGAGCAACTCGCATGAAAAACCATTTTTCCATCTTTAAATATAGAAATGTGATTATTACTCGACTGTGATATTTTGTATCCTTTATATTCGATTGTAAACATAGTTATTTATCCTTTTCCAACTCGGCATAAACTTTTTTTATTAGTTTATCTTTTGCAGCATGACTTTTCATGTGCATAACTTGTCCTTTTGGCAGTTTTCCCATTGGCACTTTCACTCTTAAATAGGCATCTGATAAACTCTCTTCTAATTTCTTTTCTAGTTCTTTAACTTTTTTATTTAATTCTTCCAACTCTAAAGTTTTACTTGATAGTTCTTCGTGCAAATTTTCTTTTTCTTCAACCAAATCAGTATATTGTTCTTTCCCTTTTTCAAGTCTTTCTTGTAATTTATTATTTTCCTTAGTTAATCCACCAATTCTACCATTTAACTCATTAATTACATTGTTATTGGCATCGTAATTAGCTTTTAATAAACCATATTTACTTTGTAAACTCACTATTTCTCCGCATAATGTTTGTATTCTACTTATAAATTCGTTGTATTTTGCATTAGTAAGTATCTTCATAGTTCCTCCTTTATTTTAGATTTTTTACTAATTTAATTAAATCTTTGTATGCACTACTTTTTTTGATATATACATCGACTTGTTTCTTCTTTTCATAAAAATCATTTTTTATTAATAATTCAGTTAACTTATTTACTATAAAATCTCTTGTAGCTTCATCTATTCTCATTGGACCACTCTCTATTTAGTTGATTTTCTAGTATCTTAATTCTTATTTTTAAAACATTAACATTTTCTTGTGCTGTTTTCCACATGATTTCGGCACTATCTCTTTTAAATCTTTTTTCAGCAACCTCTCTTACCCCATATACCACTTTATCTATCAATGTAACCGCCATACCTCCATCTCTTAATTTCAAGCACTCTTGATTAAGTGCTATTTTATAATTCATTTCGGCTTCTGCATATTCTCTTCCGTACTTTGCAAGCAAGTTAATACTGTTAGATAACAATCTATTCAAATCCTGTATATCATTTACTAAATCCATAATTTGCCTTTACCATCCAAGGTCTTCATCAGTTAACTCAATTTCATTTCCGAAATCCATATACACTTGATCCGAATTAGGTTGTTCCGTTTCTACTGATTGACTATTTTCTTGTTTTTTACTTGATAAGTATTCAATGTTCTCTACTGAAACATAAGTCTTGTATCTTTTATTTCCTTTTTCATCATCATAACTATCAGTTCTTATATTTCCAGAAACTAATATTAAATTTCCTTTATCTTGATAATTACATAAGTTTTCAGCAGTTTTATTCCATGCCTGACACTCAATAAAATCAGTTTCTCTTTCTCCATTACTTGTGTATTGTCTATTTACTGCTATTGTAAAATTACATACATACTTTAAACTTTTTGTACTTCTTAATTCAGGTTTTCTTGTTAATCTTCCACTTAAAATAATTGTATTCATCTACTTATCACTCCTCTCATAAGTAATTGTCATAGTTACTTTTCCATATCTATCACTTGTTTCTAAAATTACATTATCCATAACTACTAACACGTTTTCTTTTATTACTTTTTTATCTTTTTCAAACTTTTTAAATAGTTCATCTAATAGTTTACTTTTCATATATTCTCCTAATTAATTTTTTCATATTTCATTTTATTTAAATCTAAAAATTCTTTTAATTTTTTTTGTTGGCTTAATGTTCCAGTGATTTTTAATGTGTATGTTTTTATTGGTTCTTCTTGTTCATTTTCAACTGGTTTACTCACCATTTCTTCTACTTTTTCTTTAACGATTTCTTCTTTTACTACTTCAACTTGTTTTGTCTTCTCTGCAAGTTCAATTAATCTATTATTTTCTTGAATAACACTTCCTAAATCAAATGTTCTTAAATATTGATTTGTTAGAGATACTTCATAACTACTTTTTAATGTCTTTATAATTTCTAAATCGTTTCTTATCTTGTTTAATTTATTTTCTAGTTCACTCGATAATTTAAATTCGCCTTTGTCATTAAAACTTCCTTTATTTAGCCATTTTTCATCAAATATCATATCTAGTGTTACTAATCCTTTTAATTCACCTACAATTGAATTAAATAGGTTTTCTATATAATTTCTTCTTTCTTGTTTTGCTTTTAAATCAACTTCTTTTACTATTAAATCTATTTTTGAACTTGCTTCTTTTATCATGTCAGTTGTTTCTTTTACGGTTGCTTTAAATTCATCAAATGGTTTTAAAAATTCTTTTTCCAATTCTATTCTCTTATCATTTAATTTCTTTGCTGTGTTGTTTAACATTGCTTTATCTGATTTTGCATTTTCTATATTATTTTCACTATAGTTTTCAGCGCTGTATTTCGGTAGAATTTCCTTTATTTTATCTCTTATTGCCTTTGCATTAGTTGTTAAACTTCCTAGGTTTTTTTCAGTTATTATTAATTCAAATTCATTGTTTTGTACTTCGTTCATTAAAATACTTCCTCCATCTCTTTTTCTTTTTTCTTTCTAGCAATTCTTATTTGCTTTTCGATTGTAAATGCTTCACTCCATGTTAAATCGTTTAGATTAGTTTTTTTAAATTGATCTAATAATTTTGGATTCTTTTCAACTATTGTTTTAATTTCAAATATTTGATTTTGATTTATCATTTCGTTTTGTGAATCCATGTACTGCATCATGTCTAATTCACTATCACTAAACATACTGTCATTTTTTATTGCTTTCGATGAAGTGTTAATCTCAGTTTTATTTTTTTCATTTGATTTTTGAGGTTTATCTTCTTGCACTACTCTTTCGGCAAATTCCTCCGCTTCACTATCAGAGTAGACACCTGCATATGCTAATTTACTATTTTTAAGTACTACTCTATCAAATAATCTTTTATAAGCCATCGCATACGGATATCTTCCTTGCGATTGCCTATAGTTACTAGGACTTATTTCACCAACTTCGTAAATTCCTTGTTCATCATTGCAATAAGTAAATACAAGACTATTCTCATATCCTTCTTTATTTTCTTTTACACAACTAGGTTTAAATTTTAATTTTTCTTCTAACGAATCATTAATTTTTAAACAACCATTATGTGAAATAATCAACCCGTTGTATGCGATTTTATCTTTCTTTGATGTTTTACCTTTTAAAATCCAAAAGTCTGTTTCATCTAATCCTTTGTATTTTCCACTATCTAACATTTCAACTACTTTTTTCTTTGATTGTTGATACTTTGAACTTTGCCAAACTGGCAGCATATCTTTTACTTCACCATCGTATTCTTCTTCTTGTTCATTAAATGTATATTTTTTTGTCATTATTTCTTCCTTTCTAAATTTTCACTTTATTTATTTTTTAAGACACTTTTGTGTCTTTTTGGTATATTTTATACTATTTCTATCAAAACATTGTTCTTGTGAGATTTTTATATCGAATTAGATAGAATTATGTCGATTGTTTAACTCTTAATTTGAAAACTCCTACGTTTCTATTCGTATAAATACATTTTTTCTTACCAATACACTCAACTGCTCCACTTATCAACATTTCAGTTATTCTCGGGCTTGAGAAGTTTCTTTCGCCAGTTGGTGTATAACCCCTCTTTTTCATTTCAACACTTATTTCTTTTGCAGTTAATCCATCAGGATTGTCTTTTAATATTTCCGTTATTTGTTTATATCTCTTTTGCCTATCTACTTGTAATTCAGATTCTTTTCTTGTTTCAAATAACGGATCTGTTCCAGGCATTCTTTTTTCTATCATTGCTTTTCCTCTTTCAAAATCTTTCTTAGATTTTTTATCGTTAATCTCATGTTTTTGTTTTCAGTTCTAAGTCTTTCAATTTCAAACGGCTCATTTACCTTGCCCATCAAAGTCTTAAAACTTTGCTCTTTTAACGTTTTTTTTAATGATTCATTTTCTAATCGCAATGTTCTATTTTCCATTGCTAGTTTCACACTGTTTAATAATTTCATTGTTCCTCCTAAAATTCACTCAGTAGGTTTTCTAGTTCTTTTACTTCCTCCTGAGACATCTCTTTCTTCTTAACTTCCTTCCCATACCACTCGGGTTTTATTTCGACTACATCGCTTTCCTTCTTCTCGTTTCTCGCCCAATTCAAAATTGTGGCATAGTGGCTTTTATATCCATCTCCCTTGCTTGCAATGTAATTCGATAATTTTTCAATTCTTAACTCATAATCAGGAAATCTTTGTTTTAATTTTTCTAATTCTTCTTTGCTCAGCAAAACGTTTTTAAATTCACCAAAAGAAATTTTTTCTTTTTTATTTTTTTCTTTTAAATTATCATAAATGATAATTTCATTATCATTATCATTATCATTAAGGTTGTTTTTTTCTCGATTTGGTTGTTTTTGTTTTTTTGCATTCTGATTTCCTTTAGGTGCACCACCCTTTTTCGCGTTATTTTTAAGGGTTTCACACTTCTTTTTATATTTTTGATTGTCTACAACCATTTGGTTGTTTATGAAGTTAAATGCAATTTTTATATCATTTGCCAAAACAACCTCATTTCCTAGTTGTTTTTCAAAAAGTGCTCTAAACAACCTACCCAATTGCTCATCTTCAAGTTCTTTAATTGCAACATATTGTGATGTATATAGTACAAAACTATCTTTCATTTTACATCTCCATTAATGTATTAAAATATTCATAACAATTACTAAATATATAAATTGCTAATCCAAAAGTTAAACACCCAAATAATGATAATGTAGTTGTATAACTTGTGATTATTGGATATATTGTTAACATAAATAAATCATGTGTTATTACCACTCCACTTATTAAAAACAACATTGCTATAAATACATTTTTCCATTTAATTTTTTTCATTAAAACTCACCTTCTTACCAACCAAACTTCTTTTTTATTAATTTGGTTAATGCTAACTTAGGTCTTGTAGTTGGTACACAATAACCTTTTTCTTCCATTTCTTTTCTAATTTCATTTATGTATTTAATCGCATTGTCATAAGTAAGATTTGGAATTATGTTCATTAAGTCTAATGCACTCATATATTCTTTGTCTTTTGTTAGTTTTTCCGTTTCCATTTTGTTCCTCCTTTAGTTTCATTTCAACACATTGTTCCTTTTGTTTTTTAGATGTTGCAGCATCTTTTTCAATTTTTGATTTTTATTTCATGCAAATTTCTTTCTTCACTATTAGTGAATTATAATTGTAAAAAAAATTCATTGATATTACAACCTATCGCTTCAGCAATATCATTTAATTTACAAATTGGATATTCAAACGGATGATTTTTCATATTAACATAAGTCCTTTCAGAAATACCCAATTTATTAGAA